GATGTCGTTGCGGTAGATGTCAAACGCCCAATTGCGCGGCCATTCAAGCACCTGGTCACGGTCGACAGTAGGCCAGCCGGGAAACTGTGTACGGTACTGCTGGTCGATGTACTGTGAGCCGCGCAGCATTGCGGTTTCTTTAACTTCGTCCGTGCCAGTCCAGAGCGTGTTTCCGCGCTCTGAATGGTAGGTGTCAGCTTCTGCCACAGTGCCGTAGTAAGTCATTATTTAGCCTTCTTACTCGCGGCCTTTTTCTTTTCCTTGGCCGGTGCCTCGGGCTTTGAAACAAACACTTTATCCGTTTTCGGGTCGAAGTCGCTTTCGTTAATCCGCACGGCTACGCCATCACGGTCAATCAATACGGTTGACACTCTCACATCGTTCTCCTTAAAAGACCGGGGGCCGAAGCCCCCAGCCGGTAGTTCACTGCTTAAGCGAGCAACAGTGAAGCGTGTTTCGTCTGTACCACTTTCGTACCCCAAGCCAGCGCCACTTCATAACGCATCTTGCGATAGCCCGGGTACATGGAAACTTCCATGGCCAGACCAGAGCGAGGGTCAACGATCATGCGACGATCAGATGCAACGTCACCACCTTGCGGCAATGCTGGTGCGCGTGATGCCAGAACAATGGCTCCACGATAGAACGCCACACCAGCAACGTCATAGCTGGCAACCAGCGTGATGGCCGTGGTAGAGGCGGGAACCGCTGCACGAAGGCCAGGTTCAGCAATCGTGATGGTGCCGCCGTCTGATACGTCCGTATCACCGGAAGTCACCACATACTGGCTGGTGTCGCCTGCAAGGGTAATCACATCACCAGCCAGAATTGCGCCGGTGCCAGCAGATGCCAGCGTGAGAACCGTTGCGCCAACTGCATAACCAGCAGCGTTGGTGGTTGCACTGTCAGCATCACCCGCAGTGTGCTCAACAGCCTGCCCGGTTTCGCGGGTAGCGAGGCCGTAAGGCGTGATAAGAACACCCTGCTCGGAAAACGAGCGGTTGCTGTAATCACGATCAGCGTTGATGCCGTGCAAGGTACGCAAGTCAGCGCCAGCGGTCGTGTTCAGAACCAGATTGCGTTCTGTAATCGGAGCGCCGTTGTCAGAAAGGATTTTACCAAGCTGGCTGAACGAGTTGATGTTGGACGCGAACGGGGGAGTGCCTACAGCACCGAAGGCGCGGGAAGCACCAGCGGCAGCAGCCACAGCCAGATCGTTTTCAACCTCATTGGTCAGCGCACGGATGCCTTGAGCAAACATATCAGCCTGAAGCAAGTTCACACCAGGGCCATTGTTGTTCAAGCCCAGCTCGGACTCGCCAACAAAGCCAAATTCAGCAGCGCGAGATTTAGTGATCTCAATTACGCCATTGTCGATGGTCTGGTCGGTCGGTTCCGGAACGGTCATAGCCGGGGTGATATCAGAGACGTTACCAGCCGGAGTGATCGGGTATCGCACTGCTTGTCCAACAGCAGCACGGTCGGCAGTAGCATCGCGACGGACAGCGGGAATGTAACCCACCAGCTCACGCGAAACCATATCCAAACCAGCGTACAAGCTGGGGATTAGATTAGTGAGGGTATTAGCCATTGTATAAAGTTCCTTAAAGTGTAGGTAGGGTTTAATTGCTGTCCAGCGGTGCCTACTCGTCCGAGCCTGGCGGGTTAATCAATAATCTGTACATCACCTTTTGTGGCGATTTCGTGTTGCTTACCAGCGGGCAGGGCGTCGAAGTCTGAACGGCGCATTTTAGAGCCGCCATTGCCGCCGTCGACCGGGCCAGAGCCTGAACCACTGTGTCCGGTGCCTTTCATAATTGCATCGCGACTTGGGTACTGGCTGACGATCCGTTCTAGCGCTTCATCAAAGCTCGCAAGCTCTGCCGGGTTGCTTTCGCTGTAAATCGGGTTTCCGTTATTGTCAACTGGCTTAATCGTGCCGTTTGCAAACTGGAAATTCCGAGCAAATGCTGATTGCACCATGTCGGCAGGGATTGCCAGCCGATCTTTGACAAACTTTGAACCCTGAAAAGCTAGGTTAATTTTGTCGGTCTGGTGGGTGCGCTCAAGTTCCGAATAAGCCTTGTCCTTTTCGGCCAATTGCTTATCGTAGCCCTCGGAAATTTGCGCTTTCACCTTGTCAATCTCGCCAGCGTCGATCAATTTCTTTTTGTCAATGCTGTCGAGCGTTTGCAATGCTGCTCTTGCGGCCTCTGCGTCCAGTCCGTCAAATGTCTTGATCTTGTCAGATAGCGCTTGCAGCTTTCCACGTTCCTCGCTTAAAACGCCGTTCAGCTTGTCCAAGCTTCCGCGCATTGCGGGTGCGTCGTAGCGGTGTTCCTTGCCTTCGTCATCCAAATAGACGGGCTTGCCGTCGCTTACTTCTGCGTAGGTCTTACCTTCGTGCTCAATGGTCTTGAGTTTCATTTTTTACCTCTCCCATCCGGGCAGTAGTCGAGCCTATCCAGGCTCATTTTAAAATTCACCGCCCGGCAGCTCCAATAGCAGCCGTTCAGTGACTTCGTTTTCCTCGTCAAACTCTGGCCCCAGTATCCCGCGCCGCTTGAATTCCTCGCGCAACGTGGTTGATGAAAGGTCGCCGATCTCACGCGCTTTAAGCAAATGCTCTGGAGCGCGGTCATCCATATCCTCAATGCCGAAGTCAGTGAACACTATCACCTCAACATCCGCACTGATCGACATCCATTCAGCCGTTAAGCGCATGGCATTTTCAAGCGTGTCCTTAAGCTGAAGCGCCCACGCCTGCACTGCATTGTTTCCCTTCTGGGCAGCGAATGCGGTAGTGATTACGGTCAGGTTGCCTGATTGCGCTGTAAGCGGCTGACGGCCTATCTCGCGCAGTTCTTTTGTGGTGGTCTGAACATCTGCGGCCAAGAAATTGAGTGTAGCGGCATCGGTGCCAATCCATTCCCACGTGCCGTGATTGCCGTCAGCATTCGGTGGCGCGTACAGTACGGCATTAGGGCCGACAGGAACCGCTTTAGGCTTGCCGCCTTCCATGTCCGGCTGCACGCCGTTACCGGCCAGCATTGGGAAACAGGTCATTGTTTTGATGTGCTTTAGATTTGTTTCTTGCTGGTACAGTTCGATCTGCAAATCAGCCGCATCGCGCATAGCTGGCTGGAACTGCCATTTTTTACCGCGCCTGCGGCCTGTGACAAACGGAACCAGCGGGATTTCTCCGAGCGTTACGATTCCTTCATCCTCAACCGCCCAAACGCCATCACCCTGCTCGGTTTCTACCTTCCATGTGACATTGCCGTCAGTCCGTTCAAATGTGCGAACCCGGCCTTTTTCCTCAAGGATGCGAACCCTTGTAAGCTGTTCGCGGCCTTGGATAACTTCTGACGCGACTTCCAGTACCGCATCGGCCGGTATGTGAACCCAATAAGGCCGAGCGCCTGAAGCGCGTTCTTGCTCGACCGTGCGCGCGCCTTCGGTTCGCGTGTAGTCAACCAGTATCCAGTCAACTGCCTTGTTGATTCCGGCAAAAAATGTCTCGGCTGCGAATACGTGCAAATGATTGCCGCGCCCGTCTACATCCTCGGCTAGTTCCTTGAGCGCGTTTGGGGCGCTTTCGTTAATCATCACCTCGTGAGCAAACGGCTTCTGCGCAAGACCTTCCAGAATGTCGCGATATACGTTCGTAAACTTTGCGGTCTTCAGTCTGAATGCGTAATCATTGCGCGTTTCATTCGGAAACTTCGGCAGATATTCCTCACCGGCTTCAATCATCGAATCACGGCCGTTTACTATTGCGTCGACCTTTTCCCAATAGCCAGACATAGCACGCCAGTCGGCGCTGGGCGTATTCGGGGATTGCAGCACTTTATCAATTTTCATATTAATTACCGTAAGTCCCGAAAATGGCCGTGTTTTCACGCTTGCGAATCATTGGCTGCAAGGCGTAACGAATAGCGTCGATGTAGTGATTATGGGCATCTACAATGTCGGTTAACACCTGATCTGATTTCTTGTCGACCTTGTAGCTGTAGAGCCGTGTTTCCTTCGCCGTTTCTTTGCAGCGCGGATGGATCACGATCTCTTTAAAGCCCCTCAGATAGCCGATGCCGTCCTGTACGCTGCCAGGCCACTTCTTAGCCGCCTTAATCCTAGGCAAGCCGTGACGGGCTGAGTAGTTGATATTTTCCGGCCTTGCGTTGTCTGCAAGGACTTCATACCGCTCAATGTCTGGAATGCCGCGCTTCACCCTGTCGGGCGTTGCGTCGATCTCGATTCCGGTGCCGCCCATTTCGCGCTCGACGTATAGCCGGTCGTCATTGATCCAGCATTTGACCACGGCTAACGGGTCTTGGCTGAAGCCCCAGTCAAGGCCGTGATACGGGCCGCTCCATTCCGGCTTTGGCTCAAACTCTGCGACCTTAACCTTGCCGTGCAATACCTGAGCCTTGCTGTTTTCAAGGTATGCACCTTCCCAGATGTGCGCGTAACTGTTCTGATCTAGCCGTTCCTGCTCGCGCTGTCGTAGCGCCTCAAGGTTAGGCGGGAACCAAGGGTTGTCCGTCCACTGAACCTCGGCTATCACCGCACGCTCTGGCGGGTGCTTGCGTAGGCGCTCATCGACCGGGCTGCCCTTGTCGCATGGGTTCCAGATCGTCCAGACCTCAGATTTAGCCTGTCTGAATACCGTTGGCTCCAGGGCTATCCATGATGTTTCTGGTATGTCCTCGGCTTCCTCAATGATCGTTAAATCAATCTTGGCTAACGATTTGATGTTGCCGATATTGTGACGAAGCCCGCGGAACAGAAACTCGGTTCCATTAGGCCCGCGCAAATAATCTATGCCGACATCGTAGAAATCTTCTAGCCACGGCTCGGAGGCTATGGCCGCTTTTAGTTCAGCGTGAAAAGACTCCTTTATGCTGACCTGATACCCACGCGTGCATAAAATCCGCAGCGGTTCAGCGTAGCCCCATACAGCCGCCATCTTGGCGAATGTGAATGACTTGCCAGAACCTCGACCGCCGTATGCAGATCGGTACTGTACCTCGCCCCTAGCCGGTGTAAAAACTGGAACCAGCTTGGGCGGTAATTCAATCCTTGCTATCGCCACCGGCCACTATTTGAATCGTCGTTGGTGGTGACATTGAACGGTCGCTTGAGCTGTGATCAATGGCCTGGCGCTCTCGCCATTTTGCCTGAGTTTTCATCCAGAAAATCATAGCTGCCGTGTCGCCGTCTTTCGCTTTTTTAAACAACACGCCTCCGATGGTAGCGTTTGCTTTTGCCAGCGATATATCAAGTTCATCACGATAATGCTTACGCAGCGTCTTTTCAGTTATGCCTAAAATTCTGGACAGGGTTGTCTGGTCTGTCCCGACGGTCGTGTGTAGCTGAACCGTTTGCCTAGTGGCATCGGTTGGCGCGTGCTGTGCTCTGCTCATGCTCTTTCCGTCTGCAACTCTGCGAATGTCTGGCCGGTGGCTTCAAGCGTTGCCATCTGGCCGGTGAAGTTCTGCCAGCGGGTGATGATCACGTCGCAATACTTGGGATCGAGTTCCATCAACCGCGCAAACCGTCCGTGCGTTTCACATGCAATTGCTGTCGTTCCCGACCCTGCGAAACTATCCAAGACCTGATCGCCGCCTTTGGTGTTGTTCAACATCTGGTACTCGAACAATGCA